GTCTTGTGACGCTCAGCGGACGGCTGAGTGGACCACGGGCAACCTCACATTAAGGCAGTGAAGTTGTTGTTCCTGTGGTGTTTAGTGACCCGGTTTTCTCCGGACTCCACTTCAGGGAGTAGATGCCTACATCTTACGGGCGTCGGTGACGTCTAGTCTCACTTAAGTGACTCGGGGGCCTGATTCCCCTGCAGCACACGAACTGCTCGCCTCTCGGGGCGGATGGTGCGATCTAAGTTCCAGGCCCCTTGTGGGGAACGTAGGTTCTGGCGGTCGGCTCGTTTTTGTTGTTTTTCTTGTTTTCTATTGTTTATTTGTTTTTCTTGTTTTTCTTGGTCTACAAGCTTAGAGGCAGTCGGTCTCACAGATCCGCACGATGCGCGGATCCGTGACCAAAGTGCCTAGCGTGTAGGTGTCCCAGAAGGCGATGCATTGGAGCACGTCGTGCTCAGCAAATCCATACTGGTGGTCGTAGTACTTGCACACGTCGTCCCAGTCGGTCTTCGTGGACGCTGTGTTGTAGTTTTTGTACTCAGACCGCTCGATCAGGCCGCGACCACCACCAACGTGGCGGCGGATGCAGCGTGCGAGCGCGGCGATGATAGGGTCAATAGAGCCGTACTGCTCCATGCCCGTTGCGATGCCCAGCAGCCACTCAAGCTGCTTTGCGGGTGTGCGCCGCTTGATGTCAACCAGGCCTTTTGCAATCAGCCGGCCCGGCTTCGGGAACAACACCCACTCCTCCCCGACCGGGTAGAAGCGTGAGCTGCACATCTCGCTCGACAGGACATCGGGCCGAACCACGGCTTCGATTTCCATGCCAAACTTGGCGTACTGCTCAATGATGCTGTCGCAACCGCCCATAGCGGCGATTGTCTTTTCTGAGGTGATGGTGATGCTGTCATCGCCCATGATAATTGAAATCCACAGGCGGCCTATGCCGTGGATATGCCATTTCATGAGTGCGTTGACGATCGTGTCCGTCAGGGCGGTGTCAGGCTCGCCAGACCGCATGGTCCAGTCGATCGAGTATTTGCTGCCCAGTGACGTGCGTCCCTTGCTCTTGTTGGAACGGCGGAGTAGCCGGGCTGTGGCCCGGTCAAAAATCCGACTGTGTACTGCACCAGCGCCATGGAAGGCGCCCTCACGCATGTGAAGATCGAAGCGACTCTGGTCGTCTTCGAGGAAGCGCAGGCGGTCGCCGGGTCCCAGTTCGGACTCGACAAACTCAACGGCTTGCTTCAACACGCGGCCCACCTCCTCCGAACTGGCGCCGCACATGTAGTAGATGTTGCGGCCGCCGTAGATTTCGTCTTTGCTGAAGACGGTCGGTTTGAAGGTGTTCTTGAATGTCTTGGTACCAGGCACGATGGCGGGTCCTAAGAGCATTGTCTTGCAGGGGTGTGTCCCTTGGATCATACGCGGATCCTTGAACTTGACCCCCCCGCCGGTCGGGGAGAATGCTGCCTCGCGCTTGATGAACGCGGACGCATCGTTCGTGTACTCATACCCCTCCTCGATGAGTCTGTCAAACACGGCGCGGCGTGCTGGGGGGTATTTCTTGAGGTATGTGCGCAGCTTCATGTGCGCAACCTTCTCGGGGCGTAGTAGCCCGAGCACTTTCTGCATTGGCGCTGTCTTCATGACAGCGCGCCAGTGGCCTAGCACCGCAGCAGCATTGCTGGGCTCGGCGACCGGGACGGCTTTGCCGACCCGTGCAGTGATGGAGATCTTCTCGTTGCAGCTGCACGCGCGATGCACGTGCACATCAATCCCTTCAATCCGGCAGAAAGAGCGGAAGCCGAAGCTCGCCTTGCATACCGGGTCCACAGGCTTGTAGACGAAATTGTCGCACACGTCGACCTTCTTGATGGGTAGGTCGGCCAGACACTTTGACTCATACTCATGCCCCCACGGCAGCTGCTGACGGCGTGTCAGCACCATAGATGGTAGGTTGAGGAGATAGTGCACTGAGGTGCTCAGGAAGATGTGGCTGAAGAGAATCCCGGAGTTGCATGCAGCGTGCAGCAGCACGGCGGGCACCAGCGGGAAGATCGCCATGATGAAGTGAAGTGCGAACCGGATGAGGAACGCCACAAGCCAGGCCATCTTTGTGGCGGGCTGTGATAGCAGGGTCTCCGCGAGGGCCAGCCCGAAGACGGGCAGGCCGATCAGTAGCGGCGGGATTGCTGCACCCACTCCAAGGTGCATGATCGCTGGCGTGTGGGCAGCACTTGCCCCAAGCCAGAAATGCCCTGCTCTTTTGAACAGCTCCTCGATCACGGGGAAGAGTAGGGCGTGCAGCACCATAGCAGCCGCGAAGCTGAAATAGTGCCGGCGTCGCAGTCGTGAAAGAGGCTCGAGGGCCTCCACACGGTGCATCACGTCTACTGGCGAGCCGGAGATCACACCCAGGTCCTGTAGGCGCAGATAGCGCTGGAAGAACCGGAATGCTGTCCGGGCGGCCCCCCATTTGTCGGAAGGGGGGGATCCGTAGCTCAGCCCAGTTGCGACTTCGGTCCGGCAGACGACTGCTTGGCGGACCGCGCTGGCATTGATGCTCAGCAGGTCGCTGATCAGGCCGGGGCCCGTCATGCGGTTGGTGCGGGCGAACTGGGAGAGGGCGGACTTGACGACGCGCATGTCGGCGGCGCTGCGCGGATCCTTAGTGAGCCACATGGCGCTGGCTTTCCCGCGGAGCTCGTCGATTTGCTCCTGGTACTTTTCTTCCGGCGTCTTTTTGGGCTTTTCAGGCTTGTCAGGTCCAGGGGCCGGGTCTTCCGGCTCTTTGCTGTTCTTGGCTGCGCGGCATTCAGCTGCCTTGTGGCCGCGCTTGCCACAGTTGAAGCAGCACCCTTTCTTGGGGTCGGGCGCAATGTCTATGCGCACCTCGTCCTTCTTGCGTTTGCGCAATTTGGACGGTGTTGAGATGGCCTCACCCTTCGTGGGGTATTCGGCAGCCACCTGCTCCTTCTCGGGGGATTTGGCCTCATCCGAATCGTAAGCAGCATCATCCGCGGCTGCTTCACGATCAAGACCATCCTGTTTGGACTCTTTGATGGCCTTGGCCCGCTCGACAGAGCGGGTACTTGAGGAGACTTTTGACGCCGAGGATCTGGCCGTGCGCTTGGCCTTGCCTCCGCGGCGCGCTCCACTCCCAGTCGGTCCCGGGTTGGAGGCCTCACCGATGCGGATGCCGTTCGCGGCGCTCTTCGGGCGGTGAGTCGAGACGCCGGCGTTCTTCCTGTGCTTAGGGAAGCGGCACTCGTGTTGGTACACCCTGCGGCCCTTGTGTAGTGTGCACAGGCGGCATAGGCGCGGACACCTGATAGGGGTGCCCTGCTTCGGCTTGCCAAGCCGGTGGATTTTGTTCGCAGAGCCGCCGGGAGCCCAGAGCATTGGGTTCCAGCGGGTGCTGGCGCTTGGTGTCGATCTGTCGACACGGACATGTTCAGTTGTGGGGGACTTTGACGTCTGATCACATTTGGTGACATCGCGGGCTGTTAACCCGCGACTCGCAGCCGCGAGGGCGGGGGGGATCCATTCCCCCCCTCCCTCGAACGGAGGCGTTGGCATTTTGGTTTGGGCCTAAGCTCCCGGTGAGCCCTAGCTTCTCCTATGAGTCGGAGTAAGGTGGGGTCGGGAGCACTTGGCGGCCATGCGCTCGAGCGCGATACCAGTTTCATCCAGAGCAAGTCTGGGTAGGTCACAGAGAACGAACAGTGTACTCTCGTGGCACGTTAGGCGGCGTGCGACGGGGATTTCTCCTCTAGTGGTTTACATCTCACCACTTGTCCAGGGCCAGTAGGGCTCTTTTTGTGTTCGCGGTCTGGACTAACCGCTGGGTTGCCTTCCAGTGGGGAAGGCGGGTTGCCCCCTAATGGGGCGCAGCTGTGTGTGTTTTTGCCTTGTGGCTGTGTGTGTATGTGTTGGTGTGCTAGTGCCTAGGCAGTGGTGGAGGAGATTGAGGGAGCGACATTGGCTTCCCGGCGCTCGGCGGCGTGCCGTAGCGATCTCAAGTAGGTCAGTAGCGATTTTAGACCGAACACGACGAATGTGATTCCCGCAGACGTGAAGGCAATCGTCAGGTCCAACCGATCGCATGTTAGCGTCGGTGTGTCTTGGTCGTGGTGTGTGAGGTTCATGACCTCCACTACCGCAAACCGTCGTGGAGCAGCAAGCCGTTACGGGGTTGGCGGCGTTTGTAGCTGCTGTACAGGCGGGCACCATTGCTTAGGATGCTCGAGGCCTGACTGTAGGATGGCATGTACTCTGCCACCCCAGCGAACCAGCTCTCACCGCCAACCGCCTGGGCCTCGCGGACAATCTCCTGTACGGTAGGAGCGCCGGGGATGATGCGGGTGACATTCTTCTGGAGGCCGCTGTCGGGTGCGATGCGGAACTCGAGCGACTTGGTCGCGAGGATGGAGAAGGGGAGCGTGCTGGTGATGCCGCGCCACGCAATCAGGAGACCAACGGGGTTGGCGCCAGGAGTGGGGAGGAGTGCGGCGGGGACACCGACGTTGCCGGCGGTGAACAGGGCGTCGTCGTTGAGGTCTCCTGCGCGGAAGTTGTGGCTGCCCTCGGCGGGCTGCCACTTGAGCTCCATCCCCTGGGGGGTGATGCGCTGGATGTTGTTGGAAAGCTCAAAGGCGCGGCTGACGGTCATGATCGGGGCGCCGTTGCCGGTAGCCATGATGTCCTCTGGGGAGACCTGGAGGGTGCAGTACTGTCCGTGACAGTTGGACAGAAGACCGGTGTACTCCATCTTGAGGCAAGCGGAGAGGCACCGTGAGTCTTGCACGACGGCCCCCGTGGTGAAGGGATGGCCGGGGGCAGTCTGGGAGTAACCCCCAGTGTTGGAGGCTCCCATCACGCCCCCGATGAGATCGTTGGTCGGCGCGATGGTGGCTGCATTCGTTGCGTACGAGAACATGGACATGGGTCCGGAAGCAGTGCCGGAGGAGTCGTAGTCCGGGAACCACAGGTAGTAGCCGAAAGGCCCCTCCGAGGCCTCACCCACGAACAGATCGAGAGTGTCCGATTTGTCGAATCGGGTGGCCATCCCCTGGACATCGCCGTACAGGCCCGCCGTGACGACGGAACCACACGGATCCAGGAGCATCTTCGCCGCGTGGCTCAGACGGGTGGGGGCGCGCCCCAGACGGGGGCGGCGTGTGCGCTGCGTGTCGGAGCGGCGCTTCTGCGCGGGCTTCTTCTTGCCGCGCTTGTTGTTCTTCTTGTTGTTGTTGTGAGAAGGAATCCGGGGTTTTAAACTCGATCAGCCCATACGGGATCAGTTTGGGGCTGTGAGTGAGTACCATTTGACGTTAGTGTCCTACATCTAAATAGTTGTAATCCCCGGAAGGATAGTGTTGGCCAGTAGTATATCAGGAT